GTTATGGTGGTCGCCCGACTTGTCAACCATTTGATTGCCTGTAATGGATTCAGGTTCGGAATAATACCCTTAATGTTTGTCTGTACAGGAGTGCTTCTATTGCCTTCTGAGTTCAGTAGATATGATAGGTCAATATCCATGTTCATTTCAGTGGCAAGTAACTTGATCAAGATATCATCAATCTTACCACTAAACGACTTACTGATCTTCTTCATCTGTGCTAGGAATGCATGTTCGTCCAGTAAGGTAAAGACATACATGCTAGACTTACCGTTGTCTGTGGACTTTACGGATCGTTCCACACCAGTCATGATAAAGACTCGTTCAAAGACTGTGTCCAGATCGTTCTCAGCAGAAGAGAGTTCTATCAGAAACCGTTCTGTCCCCTGAAAATCAATCTTATCAAAGAGTGCTTTGTCATCTAGAATAACCACTGTTCCCGTCAAGTAAGGTTTGTCCAGACTCTCAAAGATGTTTAACTCAGCGACAGATGTCCTGACATCAAAGAAACTCGCTTCAAACCCACCCATGCGGTCTGCACTGATCGCAGCCTCGGTGATCTTAAACTGTTGTGATTTATTTAGTTTCGGCATTATGCTTCTATACGATGGAAGTTATTGAACTCAGATACCACCTTATCTACAACATCGTCCTTCAATACATTGATCTCTTTCAACTCGTCGTTTCGTCTCTCCAATCTATCACGATAAGTTACGGGTGTCCAACTAGAGTTAGGACTATCAAAGGCAAACAAAGTAAGATCTTGATGTACCCCATTAGCATCCTCGTAGTGGTGAACTGCATTGTACTGTTCAGATGCTTTTACGAGAGCAGCAGTAAAAGTCTCTCCATCTTGTTCGCTGATATAGGATATGGTTTCGGTTTGGTCAAAGTTTACTGAGTTAGGATACTGACCAAAGTAAGCGCCTGGCGTTACTGAAGTGTCAATAACGAGTTGACCCATATCAAGATTACGTTTAATGATCTTACCCTGCGTACCACTGGACACACCAGTAACAATCTGACCTACCGGAAATGAGGTTGCTATGTTTGAGTTAGTGGTCACCATACGATACGGATACTTAGACTTTGCTTCTGTCAAAATATTGTAGGTCTCCACAGGCCATCCAGATAGACGGACATGATCGTTCAACAGAAAGAATGTCCAGTAGTAATCTGTTGTACCATAGAGTTTGTATGACAATGTGTCGGGTCTCTCTCCGCTGATTATGGTGTACTTATTGTAAAATGATATATTATCTTTCAATGAATCAATCAGATCAACATACTGGGTCAGATTATCAAATATGACAGCAGGTTCGTTATCTCCGAATCGATATGGAACAATACCAAATGGTTTGAAATACTTTGTTGTCATTAGAATCCTTCCTCTTCAACATCTTTTCTACTGAGCGTTCTGGTTTCTTGGAATGACAGAGACATTTCAATCTCAGTAAAGTTACCGTCCTCATGCATGGACATGGATGTATTGTTGTAGGTCACACTTACATCTCGTAAGAAGCATGGTTTGATACGAGTAGCAATCTCATCACCATCATACTCAACCGTGATCTGAAACTTATTGGGGAATCTATACCCAATAGAGATCTCACTCGTTCCGACAGGAATATTGATCGTGTCTGGATACAACTCAGTTCGGAATAGTTTGATGATCTCCTTTATCTCCTCTGCTTCTCGTGCAGAGGTAGCAAGAAACTTAAACGCAAAGGAAAACTCTCGCAGTCCAACAGACTTGAACAACACACGAGTATTGGGGTTTGTTGTGACCCCACCAGCAGATCTGAATGCTCCCGCGACTTCGTCAGGGCCTTTCATCGCAAGTTTGACCGCACCTAGTTTGGCAAGATCCTTGTTTGCTGAACCCTTTAGTCCAGCAGATAGGGTTGACATGCCACCCTCAATCAAACCCGCAATGGCACCTGATCCACCCTGTAGTGCTGCTTCTGCTCCAGCACCCGCACCACCAAGGTCAAAGTTCTCGTAGGTAACATTGTCACGATACTGAAGTCCAGCAGGTAGATACAAGGATACTTGTCTTCCCATTGAGATCAACGGTCTTTCTTTTATGATTGGGACACTTGTATTAGGCCCGTTCTTATGTTCCTTTACCGACTGTTTTGTTTGTGCTGGTGTTTGTCCGGTGATTTCACTGAGTTTGTCCACACCAGCCTTGACAATATTACTTGCTGCTTCTGCAAGGTTACCTAAGTCGGTCTCTGGTTCTTCCATGACATTGAACACCAGTCTACCCTTATACTCGTCAGGGTTGTTGAGAGGGTACTCTAGGTCTTTTACTGCCCTCGCCGCAGCAATACCCTGCACTTCATTCGGTTCTGCCATTTTACTAATCCGATAAATAAGTTAAAAACTATTGTCTTTATTTATAAGGTTTTCATGGCATATTCTGGGACATATAAAGTAAAAAACACAAAGAAGTATGAGGGAGACCATACGAAGGTGGTGTACCGTTCCCTATGGGAGAAACACGCATTTAAGTGGTGTGATACTAACCCCAAGGTAAAGAAGTGGTCTTCCGAGGAAGTCATTATACCATACTTATATGAGGTTGACAAGAGATATCATCGATATTTTATGGACTTGAAGATGGTACTTGAGGATGGGTCTACATGGTTGATAGAGATCAAACCAGACAAGGAGACTCGTATACCCACGGGCAACCGAAGAACCAAGAGGTTTATATCTGAGAGTATGACCTATGTGAAGAACATCAATAAGTGGGAGGCCGCACAGGAGTATGCCGCAGATCGTGGATGGAAGTTTGCTATCTGGACAGAGAAGAACGAACCACTGAAGACTCTCATTCCCAAATCAACAAAACCAATGAAGACATTAAAACCCCTTAAACCTTTTCAAAAACGTAAAAAATAAGTATAAATAAGGGTATGTCAAACATATTCAACAGATTAGAACTACAGGCATTCCGTGCTGGTGTAACACCCCGTACCGAAGAATCGCGTGAATGGTTCAGAAAGAAAGCATCCAACATGCGTTCCATCAACCGACAAGAGTTGATGAAAGAGGAACCACTAAAGACCAGAGCCCAACGAGGTGTTATTGGTACGATGCAGATGTTCTTCTATGATCCCAAAGGCAAAGACACACTACCATACTATGATACATTTCCGTTGGTGGTAGTTGTGGGCCCCGCAGAGGGTGGGTTCTATGGTCTCAACCTACACTATCTACCACCCTTGTTACGAGCAAAGATGTTGGATTCGTTGATGGAGGTTGCGTCTAGCAAGACCAGTGATGATGCGAAGTTCAACATCACATACAAACGACTACAGAGTATCTCCAAGTTACGATACTACAAACCATGCTTCAAGCACTACTTGACCAAGCATGTACAGAGTAAGTTTGCAGAAGTACCCGCGCCTGAGTGGGAGATTGCTACATTCCTACCAACCGCAAGTTGGAGAAAGTCCAACTCTCAGAAGGTGTTCTACGATTCAAGACAGATGATAGGTAAAGACTAATGGCATTTCGTATTGATGATTTCAAGTCCCAAGTGGGTGCGGGTGGTGGGTTCGCCATGGGAAATCTGTACAAGATTTTCCTGCCACCTATCAACGGTGATGCAAGAGAGATGAACCTATTGTGCAAGGCAGCATCATTGCCTGGCCGTCAGATCTTATCCACCGAGAACCAGATTGGTCTAACGACCACTAAACAGGCATACGGATATGCGGTAGGTGATATCAGCCTGACCTTTATCTGTATGAATGACATGAAGGTACGAACCTACTTTGAACAGTGGCAGAACCTCGCAGTAAACCAAGAGACATTAGAAGTTGGATACTACAATGACTATACCCATCCGGTCATTATTCAACACATCAAGAAAGGTACATCGTTTCCTCTTTATAAGAAAGAGATATTTGATTCGGGTAAGATCCCATCATCTATCAGGGGACGATTACCAAGACTAGGGCCATTAGATCTTGCACAGGGTGAGATTGATTTGAATGCAGTATTTGGTGATGATATCACCTATACTTTAGTCCTAGATAAAGCATACCCAACTACACTAAACGAAATACCGTTGGGTGACGATGGGCAGTTGATGGAAGTAACCGTACAATTGTCTTACAAGAATTGGTCAAGTAAAAGTGGTGACGCTGGTGGCGGTGGTTTCATTGAAGGAATTGCAGGCGAATTGATCAGGAAGTTTTTATAATATTTGGAGCATATTATGGCATTACCTAAGTTAAATGATACCTTGAAGTATGAGATGACGATTCCGTCATCGGACAGGCAGATTACATACAGACCCTACTTGGTCAAGGAAGAGAAGATTCTACTCTCTGCGTTTGAGTCTCAGGATGAGAAACAGGCAATGAGAGCAATGATGGACACGGTAGTCGCATGTGTCTACGAGGATATTGTATCCTCTGAACTAGCCACATTTGATGTGGAGTATATGTTCACCCAGATTCGTAGTAAGTCTGTGGGTGAGTCATCTAACCTGACGGTGAGGTGTCAACAAGAAGAGTGTGACGGCACGACTGAAGTGAGTGTCGATCTATCAACGGTAGAGGTATTCAAGACTGATGTTGATAATGTAATTCAACTCACTGATGATATCTCTATTGAGATGCGATACCCGACATACGACTCGTTTGTGAGACATTATAAGGATGGTATGACGGAGGCAGACTTTGGGTTTGCTATGTTAGAGGATTGTGTTGTATCCATAATGACAGAGGATGAACAGTTCCTCGCGAGTGATGTAAGCAGAAAGGAGTTGAGTGGGTTTATCGACTCAATGACGAATAAACAGTTTGAACAGGTAGGTGAATTCTTGAAGACTGTACCTGCCATGAAAAAGGATATAGAGTTCACGTGTTCCAAGTGTGGAGAAGATAGCACGATTACTCTGGAGGGTATCCAAGATTTTTTTTAGTGTGCCTCTCACACGATACTTTGGTCAATCATTTTAAGACCAACTTCGCGTTGATGCAGCACTTTCAGTATTCACTACAAGACATCGAACATATGATGCCTTGGGAGAGAGAGGTCTATCTCGTGTTACTTGAGGAACACTTGAAAGAACGAGAAGAACAGATGAAAGAACAACAAAGGCGTTGATAACAAATGGCAACACTTGATAAGGTAACAGGAGAACTGCGTCTAAATAACGCTGCGTCTGAACAACGAGACAAAGAACAGTTAGGGCAACTTGTCACTCTCAACAAACAGTTTGAGAAGTACTTCAAGTCTATGTCTGCTAGTAAGGGTGACGATCTAGAGAAAGAGCGAGAGAAGAAGGAAGAGAAGGCTCCTGCTGGTCGTGGTGATCTCGTTGCGGGTGGCGCTGCCGTTAAAGGGTCTAGTCTGGGTGTTATTGGAGCAGCACTTGTTGCGGCTGGTGCCGCAGTAGTCGGTGCTGTTGCTGGTATTTTCCGTGGTTTCGTTGATAGTCTGGATCTCTTTACCAAAGGGTTCTTCAGTAAACAAATCAAACGTATTACAGATGGTATCACAGATTTTTTCAAGCGTTTCGGTGGTGGTGTAAAAACTGAAGTATCATTTCTCGATAAGGGTCTTGAAGGGTTCAGGAGAGGCGTATTCAACTTCGTAAATGCATTCAAAAAGGTGGGGACTACAGTTGGGGCTGTTGGAAAAGAGGTTACTATAGTAGCAAGTGACTTCAAAAGTTTCCCTGCTAGACTGGGTGCTGCGTTTGCCGTATTCCGTCCAGCCTTCAATAACCTACAACTATTGTTTAACGATATCAAGGGTGTGTTCTCCAAGATAGGTACGGTTGCAGATACAGCAAAGGATGCTGGTGGGTTTATTTCTAAGATCGCAGAAGTAGCCAAACCTTTCTTTAGTGTATTTCAACGACTAGGTAGGTTCCTTGGCGGGCCTATCACCGCATTCATCTTTGGTGTCATCGATGCATTCAGTGGTGCTATGACAGGATTCGAGGAAACCGAAGGTAGTCTGGGAGAGAAGATCTTTGGTGGTATCATGGGTGCGATAGCTGGATTCGTCTCAGGATTCATCGGTGGTATCCTTGACCTTGGTAAGATGCTTGTTGGTTTCGTTGCAGGTCTGTTCGGGTTTGAGGATTTCAAAGAAAAACTTGCTTCCATCTCTATCACTGATTTTATCTTTGATTCCCTAATGAAGTTAAAGGATATGGTATTAGACTTCGTTAGAAGTCCCTTGGATAGTGTGAAGAGTATCTTTGGTTTCGGTGATGACGAAGAAGACGCTCCTCCTGAAGTGAAAGAAGGTAACAAAGGTCTACAACGTGCGTTACGAAAACAAGAACAAGCACGACGATCCGCTAGTGGTCAAGGGCCGCAGGTAACTGTCACGGAACCACCACCTCAAACAGTCCTAAAGACACAAGAAGCAACTGCGCCTGGGCTCAAGACCAAACCCATGAATGATGCGACAAAGGAGTTCACTGCCTATGCCGATTCAGAAGAAGGTAAAGCAGAGTTTGCTAGGAATGCTGCGGAACGTGAGGCAAAAAAGGCAGCGATGCTTGCAAGGGCAGAGGCAGCAAAAGAAAGACGAGCAGCGAGACTCGCGAATCCAGAGGTAAGGGCATCAGAAATTGAAAGACGTAGGTCTCAGTTAGCAAGAAACGAGGGACGTTTCGCTGGCATGTCTGCCGAAGAACGAAATACGAATGCTGGTGCTATAACGGAGAGACGTATTAGCGAACTACAGGATCAGATCAAGTTCCTTGAGTCACAAGGTGCTGGTGGTGGTGCTACGGTCATTGCTCCACAGACTACTACCAATAACAACCAGAGTAGTTCTGCGATGTATGGTGACCCATCACCCGCGACAGATGACCTTGATAGAGCCGCTGATAATTTCCACAATGTCAGTTGGGTAAACTAGCATAAAAAAAGGGGCACCGAAGTGCCCCTCAAAGGATAGAAGAGTTTAGTCTTCTGCTGCAAGTTTAGCAAAGTAACTTAGAGTATCATCCTCGTCTGCTGCTGCCGTGATATTCGGTTCAGGAGCAGAGGCGATAACCTGTGGTTCTTGTTCACGTGCAGATACTACTTCCGCAGTCTCGGTCAGTGAGTCATTCTTGATGGTTGCACCAGCACCCGTTGATTGACCCAGTACAACTTCCAAACGACCTTTCAGTTCGTCATAGGCCTTGTACGAAGACGGAGCAGTAAACTCTGACATGTCGTGCAACTGATTATAAGTTGCTTCGAGTCGCGTCTCATCTGCTTCCAGTAACGGTGCAGGAGCCTTGAACTCAGACTTATCATAGTTACGATATCCCGCAACATTACGAATCTTCAGTTGGAAGTCAGCACCAGTCCAGAAGTCAAACGGATTGATCGGTTCTTCGCCTGGAAATTCTGGTTGCATCTTATCCATGATCTTATCAAAGATCTTCTTGCCGAAGTCGTACATGAATACTTTACCTTCGTTGGCAGGATTGGCAGGATCGTTCATAACCATGATGTTCGCAACATAGTGAAGTCTACGCTTCTGTTTACGTGCGATTTCTTTGTCCTCTTCAATACCAGAGTTCCATAGTCGTGAGTTGTATTCACTCACTGGGTCATTGTTACCCAGAGTCGTGAGAGACTTCTCAACATACCATTGACCCGTAGGCCCTTTGAAGAAGTGATCGAAGTAACGTACCCAAGGGAGTTCTTGACCTTCTGCCGCAGGGAGGAAACGAACAACGGCATAACCGTTACCTGATTCATCTACCGTAGGTTTCCAGAAGCGCAAGTCTTCGTACTTGTTGTTACCTTGCTTGGCACCGCCTCCCATCGCCTGTGCGGCTGCTGCCAACTGGGTGATGTCGGTACGGTTATTTTTTAGATTTGCAAAAGACATATTTTTGTATTTTCCTTGTATGATTGTGTGTCCACTATACCATAATGTAATCGTTTTGTCAACCTTTATTTTAAGGGTAAGGCCTCACCCTTTTCGAGAAAGTTAAGGTTCATTGCTTCAACCTCAATCTTCTCTTTGATAGATGTCGCGATATATTTCTTGACATCCTCAATCTCTAGGTTATTCTCTTCACAGAGATAAACCACTGCGTCCATATAGGACATTGATTTTTGTCTGACCGCATCTTCGGTCATCTTGGTGAACTTCTTCTTGTTCATGAAGTTGGACTCTTCCGAAGAAGAATCCACTCCACCCATTTGGAAATCAACTTTCATCTATTCCTCCTCATCACTATTTATAATAGTAGAAGAACTGTGAAATTGCTTGGCATATTCCTTATCATTGTCAAACTCTTCCATCAGTTCGGGTGTCCAAGTCTGTCGGATATCGGGATACCACCATCCCATTGTACGCTTGGGTGTACCGTCAGCATGGTAGGCCATTGCCTCAACCTTGTACTGTATACGACCTTCGCGTTGTTCACCATACCGATAATCTAACCAGACACCATTCGCAAGGTACTTCTTTAGATTATCGACATAGTTCTCCAGAGCAATGTATTCTGATCTCTCCTTAGAGGCCTTCGAGTTCTTATAACTACGCATTGCCTTCAGTTCGTCTTGATTAGACTTCAACCATTGCTTGACCTTCTTCCAATGCAAAAAGTGATCTTCTGGTAGATCTCGTATGTCTTCACAGACAGACTTACTACCATCCGCACCACGTGCTTCCCGTGCCTTTGCGAGACGCTCTACCGCTGCCTTCTTCTGCTCCGCAGTCATAGGTTTGCGTTTACGTTTCACTTTGCCACGTTCAAATCCAAGTTCTTCTAGGGCACGTTTGTTCTTCGCTTCCCTAGTCTTCCTTGCTTTCTGTGCTGCTGTAAGTTTTTTTGCCATAAGGTATATAGTCTATGCGCCAGTTATGAGGTCATGAGTTGATGGGTACGGACTCTCCATGTTGAATGACAACAAAGAGTCTACACGAAACGAACGCCAGTCAGCCAAGTCCAAGTCAAACACACGCACCGCAAGTTGATTCTTCTCAGTGTTTGCATTCGCATCAGTCTTGGGCATCTTATCTGCTGGTATCAAATCTGATACTAGAGTTGCCTTCATTTCACGTATAGCACCATCCTTCACTTTTGTGAATGATAAGTCTACCACACCTTGACGTAAGGTGTCAACGATTTCTTGATAATTCAAGTCTTTCTCCATATTAAAAACCACCGACTGCTTGTTGGTACCAATCTGGCATTGCACGGTTTGTCCAATTAGCAAATCGCTTCTTCTCGTTAATGTAGTAGAAACGATATGCTTCTACAGGATCTTCACGCTTGCAATACTCAGGCATTGCTTGCGCGAATTCCGTCAACCCACCATCAGGTATGTTTTCAGGAATGTAGGAGAGTATACCAGATAACTTCCTTTCTGTCAAGTGTTTTTTTCCATATCGGTAGGTATACTCTTTGCAAAGTTCTTCCCACATCTGGTGTAGGTACAGATAGTTTGCAGATGTCTTGCGAGTCCATATTCCACTAGGGTGATTCACATGGGACGCTTTGTAGAGAGTGTTCTCTAGATTAGAGTTCGGATGTTTCCAACGTTTGATCTTACGACCAATCGCAGTCTTATCATAGTACTCTTCACCATCAAGAACACGATGTGCCGTGCTCATGAGCTGGGCATATTCGATGATCATCTTGACCA